ATTCTGCGCTTTAACTCAATTTGGACATATATGGGATCTTTGCCTATTAAACTTTCAAGTTCAATCCCATAATTAAAGCTATATATCGGATACTCATACCTTTCTGTATTAAGTACCTTATATATAGCTTGTTTTAAGGCTTCTAGCCCGTCTGTATAGCCTTGTATTCTATTGCCTAATAGCTTATATGTCCTGCTTATTTCAACACTTTCTATAGGCTGTAACTCAACGTCTATGCTTCTTTTTGGTATCATCTGCTCACTTCCTTTATGACAATACTATCAATCGTATCACCTTCACGAATTATAATAGGTTCTATTTGTATTGTCATACCTTTTGATATGGTATTAAGTCCGATTATTTCAACTATATAAAACTCCTGTCCTCCATGATTTCTGATGAGTCTTACTTTGTCGCCTGCTTTTACAAAATTCTTTAAATTGCCCTTGATTAATTCGTTTGGAATAGCCAATCTATCGCTTACCTTTATACCATCTGCTACTACTGTACCAACCATAAGGTTTGTTAACTTAACATTATTGAGATAATTCTTTACAATAACCTTGATTTCGTTAATCACGCCATCACCTCAATACTCATGGTGTAAACCGGAATAAATTCGTGAGTTACCGACTTCACTATCAGTCTTCGATTCAATTCTATGTCCTCTATTTGCCCGTAGAAACTGTTTCCTGCCCTCACTCTAGTATCGCCTAAGCATTCTAATGTAAGCGTCTCTAATTCCCTGTTATAGAGCTGCAGGAGTGTATCAGTCTTTGATTTTGCTTGTGATGGATTAGCGTTCTTATCCAACACTTCAAAGTATTGCAGTAGGCCATATTTATTTATTGAATCGCTATCTTTTGCTATATATACGTCTCTCTTGCCTGTTTTTTCGTTATCACTTACAATTTTTATCTGATTATAAAAATCATCATCTATGGATTTTTCATATTCGTAATCATAAACAAGACTCTCGTCACCTAAGATTAGGTTCAAAGTTAAATCTTCTAAATCCCTTATGGCTATGCTGCCAAATTCATCCCTTAGGCAATACCATCTACCTGTATTGGTAAGTGTGTCGTTTATAGCTGTATAGACGATATCCAGCCATGTTTTATCATCCTGCACACTTACGGGGAGCTTGTATCTTGTGTCTGTAAGCACTCCCTTCCTTAAGTTAAAGTAGTTACACATTTTATTGACTAAAGTAGTTACTGTGTCTCCTTTTACTACGATAGTATCCTTTGCCTTGCAGTAACGAAGCTGGTCATATGCTGTTACCGTTATTTCTTTGCTTTTATTCCTTTCCACTTTAAATACATATCCATAAAAAATGTCAGCATTGTCATACTTGAATCTAACTACATTGCCATTTTTGATAACCAAATCATCGTCTATATAAGAAAATTCGAGCTTGCTACATCCGTCATTCAAAACATCATCCCATGATACAGACTTCACAAGCTCGCTTATCTCATATATTTTCCCGTCTACTTCGACTAAAAACTCCATACTCATGGTATCACCAGCTTTTGACCAGGGTATATAAGGTTAGGGTTTTTAATTTTATCCCTGTTAGCATTGAATATTTTAGTGTATTGGGACCCATCACCATAATATTTCTTTGCTATAGCCCAAAGGGTGTCTCCTGGTTGTACAACATGGGTGCCATTACTCTTGGGATTTACTGGAGGAGCCGGTTCTTCCTTTTTTGCTGATGCTATTACTACTTTTGTTTCTGTTGTAGATATGGGTACTACAACGGATTTCTTTCCGAACTCTCGGTACTCCAGCAACTGAAAACCGACATATTTGTCGCCCTCTTCCCCAGCCCTTTCAACAATGGTCAGCTCTTCAATCAAAACTAGAGTATTTATATCATCACCAATACTGTTGGAAGCAATAAACCTCACTGGAGCTTTCTCTTTTCGCCATTGTTCGAAAAGTCTGAGATAAAAGTCGGCATCTCTAAACCCTCCGGAAGTTTCAACATAGTGCAAAGGTCTGTAGGGCAGTTCGCACTCAAAGCTGTATTCCTTCAGTTCCATGTGTGTCGGGATTGCTATTTGGCCCAATTTCAGAATTTCATATTTCTGGTTTGCCTGGACGCTGGTTGTTTCTATCTGTGCGGGATTGACAGGGAGCCTATAGGTAACGTTATCTTTATCAAAGAACACCGCATAGCTCATTATGAATAGACCCCCTCTGCTGCCATGGCTATCTCTTCCTGGAGTATCTTTCTTATCCTCTTAGCCACCTTATCTGCATCAGCGGTTTCATGAACATCTCCAAATCTTATCTGAATATTAGGTGCAAGTGTTGCGGTGGTAAATTGGTTAACATATTCTCGCTGAGCAATATCTCTCAAATATTTTAGGTCCTCTTCCGACATGTCCACCTTAGCAGTAACATGCAAAGGATTGTTACTAGTACCAAATTCACTTAAATCAAATCCTGCTGCTTTATCAGCGGCTGCCTGTTGTATTTCTTGTTTTCTCCTGAATGATGCAAGTGCGGCATCTAATTCCATTTTTTCAAGACCAGCTTTTCTTGCTGCCACTTGAGCCTCATATTCAATTTGTGCAGTAGTGCCAAAGGTCACCTTATCAATGGTATCAAGAGAAATGCCTGGTATTTTATTGACAGCCTTTATAAGCTTATTGACTAAATCTATTGCGCCATTAACCATGTCCTGTAGTAGCTTCAACACTTCAACTTTCATTTTCCCTGTAAAATTCATTACTGCATATACTCCCGTCATAAATCCAATCGTAATCAAATCCCAGCCAGTAAGTATTTTATCAACGGCTATCATCCAGGCTATTCTGATACCACCTACTGATTGAGCCCACTTATAAAGCGCGGCTACTACTATACCAATACCAACTGCAACCCATGTCCAAGGGTTAGTTAATAAAGTTGCTATTAAAGCTCGGTTTGCCTCTACTCCTAACCAAGTCACTGCATTACTAATCCCCATTGCGATAGCATAAGCTCCTACTCCGGCTGCTACTCCATAAAAAATTGGTTCAAGCGTTTCCCAATTATCTCCTATCCATTGTGCTCCTTTAGCTATAGTTTGTATTAAAGGCAAAAATGTATCTAATAAACTGTTTTTTATCACGGTCCATGCTTGCCCAAACGTCATCGGCATACTCTCGAACTGCTTATTTATATCATCTGTTGCAGACAACATGGCATTTTTTACAATATCAGCTGTAATCATGCCTTCGGCTGCCATGTTACGAATCTGACCAATTGGAACATCTAAATAATCGGCAATGGTTTGTATAATATTCGGCGCTGCCTCAAACACTGCATTTAGTTCCTCACCACGAAGCACACCACTACCTAAAGCCTGTGTTAATTGCAGGCTGGCCGATCTCATTTCTTCTTGGCTTGCTCCCGCTATCACAAACATCTTATTCAAGTTTTCGGCAAAAGCTATTATCTCTTGATTGGAGCTGAAAGCATCTCCTGCCCTTAGTCCTAATTTTGCAACTACATCAGCAGTAGTAGTAAATGCCGCCCTAGATCGGTTAGCTGATTCCATTATCATCTGCTGTAACTGTGCAGTAGTTTGTAAACCGTCATTAATAAGGTTAAGCCTGGCGGTAGTTTGGGTCATTTCATCAGCTAAATCTATAGTTTTCTTTACTGCCGCTATGCTTATAAGACCTTTAACAAACTTCTCAATCCCAAAGCTTGCACCCGATGATGCCTTTTCCACGTTTTTTAGTTGCTGATTGAACCTGTCAGTTGACTTGCTGGCCTTTTCAATCTTATCAGTTGCGACGTCCGTTTTTTGAACAATCTTATCAATCGTTTTCGTATATCCATCAGTTAGCTTAAATATTGCTGTGAGGCTTGCCACTATCTTCGCCTCCTTCCCCGGCCAGTTTTGAGCCTGTTAGCTTCTCTCTTCTCCTGTTCAATTCGTATTTGTATACTGGCATAAATAAATGCCTTCTCCCTATCACTCATGTCTGCCAGGGCAGAAGGCAAAATATGAAGCTTTTGCAGGGCGAAGTGAGCCAGATTAAACTCTGGATCGCCCTGCTTTATCCGTTTTTTGCATCTTCAATGAGATCGTTTATATCTTCATCCAATCCAGACAGCTCAGTAACTGCCTGAGATAGCTTGGCATATTCA